CGTATCTGCGTCCGTTCCAGACTAACGATCTGGCGAAGACGGGCGACAGCGAGAAGACTCAGCTTCTGGCCGAGTTCACGCTGGAGATGCGCAACGAGGCTGCGCATGCAATCGTGGCTGACCTGAACCCCGCGCTGTAATCGGGAAGGGGAGGGGGAAACCTCTCCCCGCTTTTATGCCGACACTATTCTCTGTTCACGACGGACGTTTTACCGTTGCTCACGCAACTGAGAACGGGATTATTCTTGAGACGAAGCAGGATGTCTCTGCCATCGTTGAGGCAAACAAACGCCAGTTCAACGATGCGCCTAAGAAGTTCGACAACGTCCTAACGCACATTGCCCGATTGCCCTTAACGGTGATCGATGACCTGAACACTAAAGGCATCATGCGTGGCTTTAAGGTGCTGGATCAGAAAGCGTTCAACGCATTCCTGAATCACCCTGACAACCGATTCTTCCGCACTCATCCGGGGAAAGTTTGAAAGTTGCCATCTGTGTCCCATGCCGGGACGAAGTGATGTCTGGATTCTGCTTTGACCTAGCGAGACTGGTGGGGTACGAAGCCAAACGCGGTGTAAACGATATTCAGCTACTCCAGATGCCGGGAACGCTGATCTTCACCCAGCGCGAGAAACTGGCCCAGGAAGCGTTAGAGTGGGGCGCAGATCAACTGTTGTGGATTGACTCCGACCAACGGTTTCCTGCTAACACGCTCGAAGTCCTGCAAGCCAGACAGGTGTCGATGATAGGGGTCAACGCTACGACCAGGCGAGAGCCGATCCTGCCAACTGCGCTGAACCTTAAGATCGAGCGTGAGATGATCAACGGTAAGGCTGAAGGCGAGCCGTATCAGGTTTGGCACAAGGTAGAGAGCAGGGGCAAGAAGGGTATCGAACAGGTGACAGCGGTAGGCTTCGCGTGTACACTGGTGGCTAGAGAGGTATTCGAGCGCGTTCCCCGTCCGTGGTTTGACATTATCTGGACGGACTTTGGAAACGTGATCGGGGAAGACGTTACTTTCTGTGTCAGGTGCATGGAAAATGACATTCCCGTCTGGGTAGACCACGAATTGTCGATGCACATCGGACACATCGGAGTCAAGACATTCGGATGGGATGACGTAAAGCATGGCCCTAACGACCTACAGCGATCTGCAAACAACGGTCGCAAACTATCTCGCAAGAAGCGATCTAAGTAGCCAGATTCCCGACTTCATTCGGCTGGCTGAGATCCGTTTACGTCGAGAACTTCGCATCCGTCAGATGCTGAAGAACGTTACGACCACGACAAACAGTGGCGACGCTACGGTTCAACTGCCGTCAGACTTCCTTCAGATGCGCGATCTCTATATCGATGGAGATCCGCTCCAGCCTGTCACCTACCTTACGCCTGCGCTATTCACCAGCAACGCTTACAACACATACGCTGGCAAGCCGACTCGGTATACGATCCTGGCGAACGAGTTCAAGTTCGCTCCGTATCCTGACAGCAATTACACGCTGTTCATGTTGTACTACTCGACACCGCCGTTCCTGTCGGACACGCAGACAACGAATGTATGGACGGTGAATTGTATGGATTGCCTGCTGTATGCCACGTTAGGGGAGGCAGAACCGTACCTCATGAACGATGCGCGGCTGGCAACCTGGGCGAACCTGTATCAGCGTGGGATTGAAAGTCTTACTAAGTCAGACGATGACAGCGAGTTTAGTGCGTCACCGTTGACGATGAGAGTAGCGAGCCGATAATGGCATTCGTATTAAAAGACAGGGTAAAGGAAACAACGACCACCAATGGGACGGGTTCAGTCACCCTTGCTGGCCCGGTTCAGGGCTATCAGGGGTTCAGTTCTGTCGGTGATGGCAATACCACTTACTATTGCATTGCCGGAGTAGCAGAGTGGGAAGTTGGCATTGGCACTTACTCTGCTGGCGTTCTTAGTCGGGACACGGTTCTAGGCTCATCTGCTAACGGTGACAAGGTAGCGTTTTCGTCTGGCGTTAAGGATGTGTTTTGCACGATGCCAGCCCCGAAAGTTGGGCAGAGCGTAGACGTACAGGATTTTACTGCTAACGGAACATGGACTAAGCCGCAAGGTGCCAAGTTGCTCCATGTTGTCATCATCTCTGGCGGTGGTGGCGGCGGGTCTGGCCGAGTAAGAACGTCTAGCCAAACTGTTAGTGGTGGCGCTGGAGGTGGTGCCGGAGGCCGAGCAGAGTATTGGATTCCAGCAGCTAGTGTAGCCAATAGTATTAGCGTTGTTATTGGTCAAGGTGGTGCTGGCGGCACTGCTGTTTCAACAAACAACACGGATGGCAATAACGGATCTGCTGGTACGCAATCAACGTTTGGATCGTACCTAGTAAAGCCTGGTAGTTTTGGGCAGGGTGGATCAACTGCAACTGCTGCGTTCGGTATTTCTGGCGGCGGCAATTTTTCTGTTGTGTCTGGTTTGATTGGATACGCAGGTTCTGGTGGCAGTAGTCCACCAGGATCGAACAGTGGACTAGGTGGCAACCCAGGATCTCGTGGCGGCATGAATCCTGGTGGTGGTGGCGCTGCTGGTGGCATGACCGCAACAATCGGATATAACGGTGGTGCCGGTGGGGCTGGCGAATCGATCCTTTCATTGTCTACTGCTACCACCGCTGGTGGCGGCGCTGCTGGCTTAACCGGGGACGCTGGTAATGGAGCCAATGCTACCGATAACATCTTTGGTGGTAGTGGTGGTGGTGGTGGTGCCAGCACACTAACCGGGAATGGTGGTAATGGCGGGAACGGTGGTTATCCTGGCGGTGGCGGTGGCGGTGGTGGCTCGTGTGAGGCAAGCAATACGTCTGGGGCTGGTGGTAATGGTGCTAACGGCTTTATTCGCGTAACGACGTTCTTCTGATGTTTGGCTTCTCATCATTCTCGGAAACCCCGTTTGCTGCACTGCCGACTGCTGGTGATGTTTGGAATGAAGTCAGGAACAACACAGACCAGTGGATTGATCTTGCAGTAGTAGAAGGCCCGATTCCGTCACTGAGTCTGAACTTTCTGACTGGTACTTATGAAGTTGTGCTGACGCTGGTAGACTATGACTCAATCTGGCAATCAGCGTCATCGAATTCTAATTCTTGGGTAGAGGTCTAACATGCCTGCTCCGTACAGTATGACTCCTGACAGTTGCGCTCAGAATGCGTTTGCTGTCACTCCATCCGACACTGTTGATCTTCCTGCTCCTGCTCGTGCTCTGTACGTTGGCGGGTCGGGGAACGTTCGGATCAACGACACTGGCAACGGTGCTGTGACCTTTGTAGGTGTTGCTGCTGGCTCGATTCTGCCGGTGATGGCACGACGGGTGTATGTGACCGGCACGACTGCCACCAACATTGTTGCGCTGATCTAAAATGCTAATCGGACTGAACATCAAGCTGCCGCGCCCGAATGTTGTTTCGGGCGTAGGTGGTGGTGCTGGTGGCGGAGCGATTCTCGCGCTCGATCCTAGCTTGTACTTGGACTTTGTTTCAGGCGAAACGAGTTCGCTAGGTAACTATCAGGATGCCAGTCTGGATCTCAATTTCTTAGAACCGCAATACGACATTGCCGCGACCGCTGATCCCGCATACGGATACGGGCGCTATCTGGTAGCGGGGTAATCATGGGTCTTGTACAGAAAGCATTCAGCGACATCATCACCTTCTCGCGGTCGAGCAACGCCACCAGGGTCGGGCCGGATGGGCTGATTCAGTATGCGCCGCATAATTTGCTGTTGTACTCGCAGGAGTTTGATAATGCTGCGTGGACGAAAGGTGCGAATGTAACCGTAACTGCGAATGCAGCAGCGGCCCCAGATGGGACGGTAACTGCTGATCTGGTGGTTTCTTCAGCTAGTGCTGACAGTTCGACAAACCAAGTATTTCAACAGGTAACAGTTGCAAGCTCGCAAACATACACTGCAAGTTTTTGGGTGCGAGCTGCTGGTGCAAACCAAAATATCACAGTCAGACAAACTGCTAACGGTGTTTTGGTCACAAACACAACCGTTGCAGTGACAAGTACATGGCAAAGGGTATCAGTTACTTTTACAGCAAGCACTAATCCTGGTTTTGCAATCCGCCCAGATACTGTTTCAAACTTGAATATCTATGTCTGGGGCGCACAACTAGCCGTAGGCCCGCTCGCTCTCGACTACACGCCCACCACGACCGCAGCAGTGTACGGGCCGAGGTTCGATTACGACCCGGTGACGCTGGCTGCCAGGGGGTTGCTGATTGAGGAGCAGCGGACGAATCTGCTGACGTACAGTCAGGAGTTTGATAACGCTGCGTGGGTTAAAAGCGGCGCGACTATTACTGCAAATACTACGGCAGCGCCTGATGGAACAACTACCGCTGACACCTTGACAGGTAACGGCGTCCTAGGCTCTCACACTATTTTGCAGACGCAGGCTGCAAGCGCCGATGGCAAAACGTTTTCTGTTTACTTAAAAGCCGGCACCAATAATTTTGCTCAAATCTTTTTTGACAATACCGGCGTGCCGTTTGCAAACTTTGACCTATCTACGGGATCT